AAATTTTTTTAATTTGTGGGTTAAGTGTCGATAAACCATTACATTAACTGAAAGGGGTGTAATGTCGTTTTGTGTAAATAAATATGAACAATTTTGTAAAAAAACAAATTTTATAAATATTTTTTTACAATTTTTTTCATTTCTTCTGTTTTTTTTGTGAAAGGAACATCTTCTACATCAAAATATTGACACTCTTCATGTTCAAAACCATCTTTTGCCAATTTTAAATTTGGTAAAATAATTTTACTGGATTCATGTAAAAATATATACATCAATCCTCTTTTATTTGTTTTAGTTGTATTGTAAATATTTAATAAATCAACGAATTTTATATCCTTTTCTTTGATTTTTATACCTGTTTCTTCATAAAATTCTCGAACTGCCGCTTGTTTTGGTGTTTCATCACCTTCTATTTGACCTGAAGGAATTGACCATTCGTTAGGTAAGGTATTTGTTTTTGACCTTTTACAAAACAATCCTCTGTTTTTATATTTTACAAGTATTCCTGAATATTTTTTAAATTCACCCATTATTTAATATTTATAGTTATGGAAGTTATAGTAAATAATAATAAATATGATGTAAAGTGTGTTCTAACCCAAAAAGATATATCTAATGGTATGATGGGTAAGAAATTTGATAATAATTTTGACGGTATGTTTTTTATAATGGATGATGGTGAACACAACTTTTGGATGAAAAACTGTATCACACCTTTAGATATTATTTTTATAAACGATAATGTCATTACTAAAATTTTTGAAAACTGTGAACCGTGTAGAAGTGAGGAATGTAAAAGATATACCGCCAATGGTAATTATGTTTTAGAAATACCTGCTGGTGATTGTTCCAAATACAAAATAAAAGAAGGAGATACTGTAAATTTTACCCTTTGATTTTACTTTGTAATATTTCGTGAAATTTACTTTGTATTTCTTTTGTTAAATCCACATAAGATTTTCCACCCTTACCATTTCTATAAAGAAAACTTATACCAGAAATGTTTGTAATACATTTGTGACCTCCTGAATTAGCGTTAATAATATCCCTTCCATTTAAAGTAACTTTATCTAAAAGCGCTTTTTGTTTTTCTGAAAGAGTTTTAAAAGGTCTATTCATAATGTTATCCAATATTGGGAACAATGTTTTTCTGTTTGACATTACTTTTAATGAGGGACTTTCTCCATATATCGCCATAAAATCTTTAAATGTGAATCCAACTGACTGAAATACTGTTTTGGTTTCAGATATTCTTTTAAGTGTTGATAGAGGAACGATTATACTTTCTAGTTCCATGTTCATCTCGTCCAAAACTTCGTTTTTTATCTGACCTAAATCAACTCCTTTCAACGCTCTATCTTGTTTGAAGGGATTACAAGAAGCCTGAACTAAACCTAACGGCCATGCTATAATTAAAAAATCTGCGTTTGGGTTGTTTTTGAACGGTGTGTACCTATCGTAAGAACCTGACTTTACCATAGATCCTCCACCATATTGGATTATTATATTTCCGTCCACTTTTACATTTTCGGTATCACTCATTTTTTCTACGTATGATTTTTGATGTTCTTTCATTTTTAGAACATCGTCATACCCTTCTCGTTTCATTATTGATTTTATCTTAAGTAAGATATTCAAGAGGGATGGTTTACAGTCTAAAACAAGTTCTTCTAAAAATTTTGGTTTGTTTTTAAATGCTAATAACATTTTATTTGTTACCAAACCCAACATCATTTTGTTTCTACTAACATCAGAATTTCTATTCAACTTGAAAATATAACTCATAACATCATCGACACTGATGTTGTATTTTGCAAAATCGGCAGAGTCTACAGTTGAGATTAACGTTATATCACTTTGAGGAAAAATCTCTCTTGGGGAAATTGATTGAGATATTGTTTCAACGTTAGACCTTGAACTTTTAAATGATGTTGATGTACCAGCCTCAACACCAGCTTGTGTATCATGATGGTCTGTGTGTATAACAAACATTGGTTTACCATGCGCAAAGTCTACCAATACCGGCATCACATCTCCTCTAGCATCAGGTTTTTTTACCGCAAATTCTTTATCTCCATATTGGATTACTTCAGCATCAACAACATTGATACCATTATCTTCCAAATATTCTTTCATTGCAATTGCGGTGGTAACGCCATCTAAATCTTGATGAAAATATATTTTTGCTTTGGGGTATCTTCTTGATAAATCATTAATACCTCTAATACCTGATTCTTTTATTAATTTTGCCATATCTATAAATATGACATTAGAAACAAATGTTATACAATCTCATCCTTTATTTCTTGTAATGTCTTGAAGTAATCAACTCTTGTTTTTGCAACTTCTGTGTAATTTGGTGATAACTCAATTCCTAACCATCTTCTCCCTAATATTTCAGCAGCAACCAAAGTTGTTCCACTACCTGCAAATGGGTCTAATATTACATCGTTTTTGTAGGACAATATTTTAATTGCTTTCGTTGGGATGTCCATTGAAAACGTCGCCTTGGTGAGTGATTTAGTATCTGCAAAGTAATTCCACTGACCAAAAACAAGTTCCATAAACTCCTTCTTATCTTGTTCTTCATATACAACTTTCTTTTTTATGGTTCCATCCTCCTGTTCAATTTCAGTAGGTGTCCCTTTCCACTGAGGTTCTCCTTTAACCTTTTTAATGTGGTGTTTTTTGTATGCAAGTATCACACACTCCTTTGGGTTATATATATATGGTGAACTTGGACTCATCCAAGAACCCCAAGCAGTTGTCTTACTACGATGGGGTGATTGTTCTTCCAAATCCACGATACCGAAGAAACCAAACCCAATTTCTTTCATTATTTGCCACATCTCAGAAACAAAGAATATTCTTCCACCCTTTTTTTGTCTGTTGATTTCGTATGGGATGTTCAACGCGATTCGTCCATCGTCTTTCAAGACATTATACGCTTCAGTTAACCAATTTTTAGCAAACACCAAATAGTCTTCAAATTCCACATCGTCTTCGTGAACATCATAATCAATACCAACACCATAGGGAGGTGATGTGACGATTAAATCCACACTACTATTTGGTAATGTCTTCATTACCTCAATACAATCACCATTTATAATTTTTCCTGTCTCTATCATTTCTTCTCTAATGTTTCAATGTGATGTTGTAGATACCAAAGGGCTTTCTTCAAATCTTCTAATTCTTTATCTTTATTCTTTTTTCCTGCTCTTGAGATATACTTTACAGTATTTCCCAAACTAAATCCTAAATCCCAAGCATCAATTACTTTGATGGCTTCGTATTGGTTTGTTTCGCCACCATAGTGATTAGGGTGATTAACTTGTTCATTTTTGTTTGTCATTTGTTTTTCTTTTTTGTGTGCCCAAAACACTCCGTCAATATAATAGGTATTAAAATCATACCAGTCAAATGAATCAACTGCTTTATCAACACCTTCTGTCGGATCTTTTGAGGATTTGTAATCATCCAAATATATTATACCATTATCGTTTATAAAATTAATCACATTATTAATGTCACCTTTAACATATTCTTCAAAATGACATCCATCAATTTCAATGAAATCAAACTTGATTTTTGAGGTTTCTAAAACTTTTGGAACAACTTCAAGGGAATTACCAGGAATTAAATTTAAATGTATGTTCCACTTTCTATAATGTTCTGTAAGTATTGAATGATTGTTAAACGTGCTTTCATATTTGCAGTCATCAAATACATAGACTATTATTGGTTTCTGATTAAATTCAGGATTTTCTTCAATGATTTTTAAAAGTGTCTCACATATTAAAATCATTGAATGTCCTTCATTAAAACCAATTTCAATTATGTTTCTTGGTTTTATCTGATATACCAAATCTTGTAAGGTGTGAACCCTTTCAGGATACCAACTAATATTACCCTCACCCTTTCCAAATATTAAACCATCAATGTTTATCTTATTTTCCATTCAAGTTAAAATTTATTTCTTCAGTTGGTATATTATTTCTATTATCAACCATCGTTTTACTGTCTAATTCAAATTCTTCATCATTCAAATACTCTTTCAATAGTTCCTCATTGGGTAATGTTTTGAAATCCGTCTTAAGATTGTCCATATCAAGTTTAAAGTTCATTTTGTGTTTAATATCATTTATTGTTTCAGCATTTCTCAATGATTCACAAATTTGATATATAATTTTGTAAGGATCTGCATTTGAAG